AAAATATATAGACAACAGTGACGCACCATCATCAACGGAAACATATGATGTGGTTATTGTTAGCAGAACCGCAGAACCATTTTTTAACCTAACAAGATATCCATTTATTAAAAATACCAAGACAAAAATATTATGGTTGCATGATACTTTTTGTGAGGCAGATCAATATGTAGAAGATTTATTAATAGACGGAAAGATAGATTATCTGTTTACCCTATCGGATTTCCATACCGATTACATTTTAAATTGTGATCATGGAAAGAAAAGAAATTATGAAGTTTTAAAGAAAAAGGTTTTTCAAACACGTAATGGTGCAGTAAAGCATATAGAAAGTGTTGACTTATCTAAAAAAGACAAAAACCATTTTGTTTACAATTCGAGTGTGACTAAAGGGTTAATCCCATTAATCGAACACATATGGCCTAGAGTAAAAGAAAATATTCCCGATGCTCACTTAACTGTTATTGGTGGTTATTATAGATTTAGAGAAGGTGCCGAACCAGATGCACAAGAAAAAACTCTAAAGTCATTAGTAGAAGATAGCAGATTAAAATCTTTAGATATAACATTTACAGATGTTATACCACAATTCAAAATAGCAGAAATATTGGCAAATGCCAATTTTATGATATACCCTGGAGCATTTCCAGAAACATTTGGAATATCATCGCTAGAATCTTTGCTTTATAATACGCCAATAATTACAACAAGATTTGGTGCATTAGAAGAAACTGCGGTAGAAAGAGCATGTTATTTAATCGACTATGCAATTGAGCCAAACTCACTATTCCCACATATAAACAAAGATAACCAAATTAACGTATTTGTTAATACAGTTATTGATGCTTATAATAATTCGTATTTACACCAACAAAAGCAAAACTATTGTAGTGTAGTAAAAGATGTTGCTGGTTGGGATACTGTGGCATTACAATGGAAACAATTCTTTTATAGAATATCTGGAAACTTTTTACCAGTTGAAGAATATAAAAAGGTTAAAAGAATAAATGAAAAAGTGGCTCGTATTTTTGGACGGGTAAACACAATACCACCATCCAATGAGTATTCTAGTAGTGGACCGCAAAACAAAATCGTAATTGTTTCTCCGTTTTACAACGCAGAAAAATATATTAAAAAATGCATATTATCTGTTGCACAGCAAGATTATCACAATTATGTTCATATATTAATTGATGATAAATCTACCGATAATGGATATAGCGTTGCGATAAACACTATTTCTAGCTTGTCTGAAGATTTGCAGAATAAATTTGTCGTTATAAAAAATGAAGATAACGTTGGTGCAGTTAAAAATCAAATCGACCATATCAAACAACAAAATAGTGATGATATTATAATCTTACTAGATGGAGACGACTGGTTAATAAATAATAATACGATACTTCATATGTATAACGATTATTATAATGATGGTGCAGAATTTACATATGGTAGCTGTTGGAGTTTAACAGATAATATACCATTAATTGCTCAAGACTATCCAGAAGAAGTTAAGAGCAACAAAACATACAGAAGTCATCATTTTAATTGGATTATACCTTACACACATCTTAGAACATTTAAGAAAAAGTTAATAGAAAATATTGATGATAGCAAATTTAAAGATGAAAATGGAAATTGGTTTAAGGCTGGTGGTGATGGCTCGGTTTTCTATGCATTGATAGAAGAAGCAAAACCAGATGCGATAAAAGCAGTTAAAGAAGTAGTATATAACTACAACGATGTAAATCCGTTAAATGACTATAAAGTTAATGGGGATGAACAAAACAGAAATGCAAGAAAAATAGCAAACATTAAAGATGTTGAAGAAAAAACCAAAATAGTAGAGACAAAAAAAGATATGAGAAATAAAAAGATACTTATTGCAGTTCCGACTGGAAAATACATAGAACCAGAAACCTTTAAATCAATATACGATTTAGATGTTCCAGAAGGCTATGAAACTGAATTTCAATTTTTCTACGGATATCGTGTAGATCAAATTAGAAATCTTATAGCAGAGTGGTCAAAGAGATACGATTATTTGCTTGCAGTAGATAGTGATATAGTTTTGCCTAAAAACACTTTACGTAATTTCTTAGCAGCAGACAAACCAATTATTAGCGGTTTATACATTCAGAGAATTCCTAATACGCACGTATTAGAAGTTTATATGGATACAGCAAATGGCGGATGCACAAATATTCCATACGAACTTATCCGTGGTCGTGGTGTGGTTGAAATTGCAGCATGTGGATTTGGTTGTGTATTAATTAAAGGCGAAGTCTTTAGAACAATACCATATCCACATTTCGAATATCATTCTGCACTAGATCATAGAGAAACCGTTAGCGAAGACGTTGACTTTGCAATCAAAGCAAGAAAAGCTGGATTTACTATTTGGGCAGATAGCAGCATACAATGTGAACATATTGGAAATACCACATTTATAGTAGAAGACGCTCAAAAAAAAAGATTCCGTGAATTAGCAAATCAAGACTTACTGCCAAAAGTTCATTACGACTATATGTCAAAAATGAATGAAACTACTAAGCCAAAAGTAATATACGATATTGGTGCGTGTGTTACTCATTGGTGTAGTGTTGCAAGAAAAGTATGGCCCGATGCAAAATATTACCTTCTAGAAGCAATGGATGGTGTCGGGCCAATATATGAAGAACGTGGGTTCAATAACTATCATCTTGGCGTTTTGAGTGATAAATCTGGCGAAGTTGTTGAATTTTATGAGAATACTTATCATCCAGGTGGAAACTCGTATTATAGAGAAAATCCAGCGATTAATCCAGCAACATTAGAATATTTTAACGAAGATAGTAAGGTTAAAAAAGTAACACAATCATTAGACGACATTATGTCAAAAAATAAGTGGCCGTTACCCGACCTTATCAAGATCGACGTTCAAGGTGCAGAGTTAGATGTATTGAAGGGTGCAAATATAGCATTACAATATTGTAGCGATATTATTGTAGAATTACAGCATCGTGAATATAATATTGGTGCACCAAGTCATGAAATTGTTACCGATTATTTAAAAACTAAAGGATTTGAATTGATCAGTAATTTCACTAGAACAAATGTAGATGGTGACTATCATTTTAGGAGAGTTTTATGATAAATCATTATTATCTTAATCGTAGAGAAGATGTAATAAGATATGTCAACCCCAATGGGGTTGGCATTGAATTAGGTGTAGCAGAAGGCGAGTTTAGTGAAAGAATTTTGAGAGAAACAGAAAATTCTGATTTTTATCTTTATAGTGTCGATATGTGGGCAGGAGATAGAGGCCATGATGTTGCTCAATATTCTAGGGTAATACAACGGTTTGAAAAATATAAATCTAGAAACTCAATAATAAAACTCAAGTTTGATGAAGCATTGCCGCTATTCCCCGATAACTATTTTGATTTTATATACGTAGACGGATATGCACATACTGGCGAAGAAAATGGAAAAACCTTTTATGATTGGTTCCCGAAGTTAAAGAATGGTGGCGTGATGGCAGGAGACGATTATCACGACAATTGGCCTTTAGTGAAAAGTTCAGTTGATTTATTTTCATCCAGAATTGGTAGAGATTTACATGTCATTAATTGTCATGAGCCTAATTCTGTTTGGAGTGAATATCCTACATGGTTTATATTTAAATGATAGAACTGACTAATAAAAAAATTGCGGTCGTAGGCAATGCTCAATATCTTTTTAATCGTTCTTATGGTCGTGAGATTGATAAACATGATGTTATCATTAGAATGAATAGGGCAGCAATTTTATACACACATCATTATAATTATTATACTCATGGCTCAAGGACAAATGTTTGGGCAATGTGGAGATATAAAGAATATGAAACTGTTAATGTCAACGAACCAGAATATGTAATACAAATGGCATACTGGCAAGATAATGATGATACAAATATTAATTACTATGATTCTGGCAAATTGGATAATTTAATGGTGTTATCTGGATGTGAAGTTCCAAGCACTGGGCTTATGGTTTTGGATTGGATTTCATATTATAATCCAAGTAGTGTTTCAGTGTATGGATTTGATTGGAAAACAACACCTACTTTTACCGATCCTACTAGAAGTATAGATAAAGAAATGTCACACGAATTTAATAAAGAAAAAGTGTTTTGCAATGATTATTTTGCAAAACACTTAAATTATCTTTTTAGATTTTAATCTTAAATTCTGAAACCCAATCTATTCCATTGGATTCTTTTTTGTTTTGAAAAATCGCTTCTATTTTTTTATTAATAGAAGCATTTAACAGAACATTCTTTGCTCCTTTGTGCAATGGTTTAGGATAACATCCAATATTAACCCATGCGTATCCATTGCTTTCATGATTTAAATTTGGTATAAATTCTTCGTATACTGTTACTACAAAAGCATTATATTCAAAATTTTTGTCTCTGCTTACATATCTATGAAGTGGATATACTTTTTCTATATCAGGAATTAATCCAATTTCTTCTTTTAATTCTCTCAATAATGTTTCAACTGGTTTTTCATTTTGTTCTTGCTTTCCTCCCCAAAAACTCCATGTCCCACCATATTTTGCATTTTCACTTCTTAATTGTAAACATATTCTTCCGCTGTCTAACGATAATATTATACATCCGCTTGCTCTAATCACAGATAAATTCTCCAATATCCTGGGTTATAGACACCTTCATAAGATAATTGCCATATTTCTCCATCCCATTCATACTGCTTCTGTGCGGTTAAATCAAATACTCTTTCGGCGTTTGTAGAACTTGAATCATACGATATAACCCATCTTGTTCCATTATAAACTATAATATCGTTTTTATTAGCAGATAATCCCCATAAACTATCATCAGCAATATCTTCAATTAACAAATATTTTTGATTTAATATCGCAGATGGTAATGTTCCATCGTTTGGATAATTTATGGTTGGATCGACTGTTCTTGTTATAGTTCCCAAAGTATTAGACGGCAATGTGTCTGGATCAATATTTAAAATTATTTTATTTTGATTATCAGGATCAAGTTCAAATGTTCCAATAATATCATCAGTTGCATCATCAATATCAACTGATCTGCTTATTCTTATTTGACTTATACCTTCTCTGTAATCACCGTAAACTTTTAACAATTTATCCCAATCCAGTAATTCTCCGTTTTCTTCTAAACTACCCGATCTTGACAGAAGTGTAGCATAGTTTCCATCAAATTGCAACTTATAATTTTCAAAAGTTATAATAGTATAATTTGTAAACTGTGTTTCAAATGCCTCATTCTTTTCAAAGAACTTTAAATTTTCTTCATCAAAAACATTTAATTTTGTTATTACGTTGTGTATTAAATTTTGTTTTCTTACTTGTGCTGGTGGATTTAGATATATTGGCACAGTAAATTGAATAGTAGATATGTCAATAACATCGTCCACGCCAGAAGGAATTGATCTTCCTGTCCAAGTAATGTCTGTCATTTCTACAAATGTAACACTACTCCAATCTATAATACTATCGTTTGTTCTAATGTTTATATGTGGGTTGAATAAAACATAAATCTGTTCTAAAATCTGTAGCTTTTGATCTGTATTGCTAGTCCATATATCTACGTTAAACGTCAAATTGTATGGAACTGGATTATATCTAGAAACTTGATAATTGTTTCCTGGCTCATTTAAATATACACCTTGATCGTAATCATACTTTTTTTCAGCAACATATTTGGAAGATACGTGTTGTTGGTATGT